ACAGTGTCGGAACCGGCAACGGTATCGCCGCCGCCCTCATCGAGCAGGCCACCTTCTTCAACAGGAGCCACCGTGTCGTCACCGCCTGTACCGTCTTCGGGGGCGAAGCATAGGCGGGCAAAAAAGCCGCTATTCAGCATCGTCATTTTCATTATCCTTCATGAGTTTAGCTTTGATGTCTTCGTCGCGTGCCAGGCTCTCCTTCATCATTTGGATATACGAGGAAGGGAAGTCTGTCGTGATCTGGAGGAGAAGTTCCTGCCCCACAGATTGCTTGCCAGAAGTAAACGCCGTGTTGAGGGCGTTACCGCTGAATGAGTTTTGGTAGATACCGCAGTTGGCCAGGAGTTCCCACAGGAAGCATCGGCCCTCGTAGGTCGCAAGCGCGCCCTGAAGACCAAGCTTTACCCGTTCTACCTGAGCTTTCATATGGCGCTTTTCCACCCGGTTGTTTCTGTTCTGGTTCATCGTACCCTACTTTTCCCGCCCGCGCAAGGGCTTTATCCCATACCTAGAAGACGTTGCATCGCATTTTCGCCTCCACCAACATCAGTGTCAGACAGGTTCTTTGCCGCCCCCGTCAAATCCTTCCCAACGAGTGCCGCCTCACGCGCCTGATTATTCTCCGCCTCCCCCTCAAGCAGGGACGCCGCTTCCTCTTCCGAGTTAAAGTGCGCAGCAGGGATGGACAGGCGGTCGCCGTAATCGCGCAGGACCGCATCCATGTTGACGGTGTTTTTGAGGCTTGGCTCGAGCGCCACCGCCGATCCGAGTATTTGCAGGAACCGCTCAATCGTCGCGGTGCCAACGGCTCGCTGTGCGTCGGTCAGGATACTGACATACTCGATTTCCAGGTCATCCGGGTTGAGGCCCGCGGGCGCCTCGGGGAGGAGGTCAGCCCGCTTCATGATATTAAAGACGCGCTTGATGATCGGGTCGAGTGCTTCGTTCTCAAACCGCTCCAGCACCGCACCGAGGAGAACCAGCTTCTCCTCTTTTCGCGCGTCAATCTCCGTGGCGCTGCGCACTGTGTCGAGGGAGGAAATCATACGGAACAAATCGTTGTGGAAAGTCTCCTGAATACGGCGCCTCAGTTCCTGCCGATCCAGGTTCATTTCCTGAAGAGGCGGCTGCACGGTGTAGACGGGCTTGGCCCCGAAGCTGGCCCCAGCGGGTGCGACGGTGATGCCGCCGGGCAGAAGGCTGGAGGCCCGGTTCGCCATAAACCCCTCGATTACGACAGGCGGCTTTACCATCTTGTCAATCGCTTGCCCCTTGCGCAACACTTCATGCTGGAGTTGGATGATGTCGGGCAAGGCGTCCATGGCCGGTGAAGTGCCGTAGTCATCATTGGCCACTGGCTCCCAACGAGGCCAAGCGCCCGGCTTCTCCTGAAACCCTGCGTGGGAGAGAAGTTCCCCGTCGTTCAGTGTCTTGTCCCAATAGAACTCCCGATATGAGAATTTCGCGGGCAGGCTTTCCTCCCGGTCCGGCGTGTTCCGCTCGATCAGGTGGCAAACGGTAATGTACTCGCCCAGCTTGGCGCCGCCCGCCTTAATCTTATCCTGGTACTTCGCGTTGAGGAAGTCTTTTCCAAACTGCTGCACGGCCTGCCGCAGCGTCATGTGGATCGTGCGCGCGAAGGTGTCCACCATCCGGCGATTATCCTGCGCGAAACGAAACTCCCCGACCGGGCTGTTGTAGAAGCGCACGACCTCTTCGAAGTCTTCGTAAGCCAGCATGGCGGCCGAACCAAACGCCCCGAGGTCGAGGAACAGAATAGCCATGGAGTTGTAGAAGTTCGACTCGGCCAGCACCATGAGCATCCGGCGCGAGACTTCATCGGTATAATTCTTAATCTCGAGGTCCTGGCTTTCGTAGGAGAAGCCAGCGGCGCGGAGCCGGAGCCAAGGGCGGGCGGGCGACGTAATCCCGTTCAGCATACCCGCCGCCATATCTCGTAGCGCCTTGGTTCCGGTCGCATCGAGAATGAACTCGTTGCGCTGCTTACTCCCCCGGTTGGTTTCCGTGGTCGTGCCTAAGAGGGCAGACCGCTCGGACAGCCAGATGTACCGCCGGGGGAGTAGATACTTTGCCAACTCTTGAAAGTGAGGGCGCCAATTTGTAAACTCCGCTTCCATTGAAGCGAGTGTTCCTTGCAGGCGTTTCATCGCTTCAACGGAAATTTGTGGCATTAGGTAGCACCTCCTGATTGCAGGCGAACAGGTGCCGCTGCTGGGTTGCTTCGGCGGAACGCGCTCGGATTGCGTGGGATACCCCGCGCCGAGGTTGACACGCCGGAAAGCGTGAAGTCCCGCCCGCTGCTAAATTGCTCCCCGCCTGGATCGGCGCTTGCGAGTGTGGGGGAACTCGGCCCCCGTCGAGGTGTCGGGATATTTGGTGATCTACCGCCCATAAATACTCTCCTGCGAATAGGGGTTATAGTCTTGTGATGGTTGAGTGAAGTTACCGGAACTGTGAACCTCGTCATAGTTTACCGGAAACGCGAATGTCGTGGCGAGTGCATCGGCAACGTCCGGGGACTTTTCCCCTCGCCGCTTCATCGCGTCTTTCGGCTCGAGCATGATAGCGCCGCGAGCATTTACGGTGTAAGTCGGCGTGGTGAGTTCCTTGACGAGGGATATGTCCGAGCCGTGGATAACGTCCGGGATGCTACCTGTCTGTAGGAAATCGCGCATGGCACCCCAAATTTCCGCCCTCTTATTCCCGTAGGAAATGCCCCGGTCAATCGTGTTCGAGCCATCCGCCCGGCTCCCGAAGTCCACGGGGAGGACGGGGATGGAAAGCTGGGCCAGGCGATCGAAGACGCCCGCACCTACCCCGCCCGTGTCCACGAAGACGAAGGCGGCGTTGAGTTCGTAATACATTTCCAGGACTCGAGAAACGACCTGCATCGTGTCAAGGCCCCGGTAGATGCGCGGGGAAATGGATGAGGCATCTCGGCCCCGGCGAGGATAAATGACAGTGCTGTCGTCACCAAAGCGCGCCACGTCTACGCCGATAAGCCAAGGGACAGTCTGTTCTACGATGGCCCGGCCAACTGCGGACTTTGCCGCTTCATACCCGATAAAGGTATTTGCATCCGTGCGAGGGAAGCGCCCGTAAATGCGGACCCGGCAGAAGTCGCTGTCCTCGCCGTAGTCGGCCACCCAATTATTAAGCTGTTCTTTGTTCGTTCTCTTGACCTCGAGGGAATTGACTTCCCGCGTAGTCCAGCGATGCTCGAACTTACCCCCTTCAAAGCACTCACGAAAGCGCCCGGTATTCCGAGTAGGGTTGCCGAAAACGGCCCAAATAATTTCGGTGCCCTTGTCTGTCAGCGCGCCCTCGGTAGTTTCCCAAATGAGGTTGGGGATCGCGGAGGCCTCATCGAACACGATAAGGAGGCGCTTCCCCGCATTGTGCAGGCCGGCAAATGCCTCGACATTCTTCTCACTCCAAGGCACGATGTCAATGCGCCACTCTCTCGCCTGTTCTTCATCAACGGAGAAGAGGGCGGTGGCGGTGAACTTGAACAGGTGCCGGGCGATGAAGAGGCGGTGCCACTTGGCAATCTCAACCCAGGTCTTTGTCTTCAGCTGGTTTTCAGTGTTGGCGGTGACGACACCCCTTGTGCCGGGGAAGGTAGAAAAGGCCCACAAGACGATCCAAGCGACGAGGGCAGACTTACCGATCCCGTGCCCGCTCGTGACTGCGAGGAGAACCGCCTCGTCAAGGGTGAGTACCCCGTCACGGAGGTTGGTGAGAACCCAAAGCTGCCACTCGTCGGGGCCGGTCTCCGCCCGGAGTTCGCTAGCCTCTTCTCCCCAGGGAAAGGCCCAATAGACAAAGCCTACCGGATCGTAGGCGTACTGGCCTAACTCCTCTACGAGGTCAAGTGGCTCATGTGGGGTTAAAGGTGCGGGCATTAGGTTTTACCAATTCCAAAGTGCGCGTCCATTTGCTCGTCGGTCAGCTGGTGCCAGTTGCCGTTATCGGGCACCCTGAACTTGGGGATCAGTGCCATGATTGTGCCTTTCCGGGTTGGTTTGCGTCAAGG